TCTCTAAGTAACTTCCATCCCAAGAGTCATCATAGTTTATACCATCTAATACTATTGCTATATCACGTTTCTCATCCATATCAGGAATCATGTTTAACGTAATAGAGAACGATGGTTGAAAGTATGGCAATATTTGCTCAGTAATTTGTAATGCATCATCCTGTGACTTAGCAATGACACCAAGTTCAAAACCTAAGTTATAAGGTACAGGAACATATTGAGTCTTTACCTCACTACCATTATCTGCAATGATAGTTTTATATTTTTGTATAGGAGAAGTCTTACGTGATGAATCATATTGAATACTATTCATCTCAAAGTAGAGACGAGGAAGAGTAATTGACATCTTCCTTGTAATGTCTGGGTTATCTTCCAGACGAGCCAAGAACTTTTCTCTGGGTCCATATGCTAGAGGAACTTTTGATTCCTCAATGATATCACCTGTAGAAGGATCTTTCTTCTTCAATGTAATATTGTTGAAGAGAGTACCAAAAGAAATAATATTCTTACGAGTTATCTCGTTATAAAAGTGTGATCCTAACATCAAATACTCCCTGTAAAGTTACCAAATTCACCGAAGGGATTCCCTTCACTCCAATCAATTATATTATCAGCAGCATCTTCGATTACTCTGTTGTCATCGTACTCAGCATTTGTATCCTCTAAAGTATCAAATGTAGACACAACCCAAACTGCACTACTTGTATCTCCTGTTAGAGATTCACCAGTTGCAAACGTACCAGTACGATTTATAACCTGAATGATTCTAGTAGCACTATCCCAAGACTTAACCTCTGCCTCAGATCCAGATGTAGCACCTGTGACCTTCTCACCTACTGTAAAGTCTCCTGTACCACCTACACCCATTGTAAGGGCAATAGCACTGGAGAATATAGTTTCTAGTTGATCTATCTCAGCAACACCAGTAGATATGTCGTCGCTGCCGTACTGATATAGTTCAGCAGTCATAGTATAAAATTGAAGTTTACCAAACTGATAGAATGGTATCTCCTGTTGTACGAATTTTATTTCATACAAATCTTTTGTTAATGGGAAGTATAGAAGGTCTCCTTCATTAGGTCTACCATCAGTTGTAAGTGTTGGATTATTAGCAGCAACTGCTTCATCCCACCTACGACTAGAGACTCTGAATACTACCTCATCTGTTATTCTTACACCAAATTGACTGACGAATTCTGCACCATCTCCAAATCCCTCTACATTCTGTAGAAGCATTTCGACTTGAAACTCATCTTGATACTTATTAAAAACAATATCATCTAATGTATTATCTTTAAGGATAGTCCTTGGTAGATAATAGATATCAGTACCGAAGATTTTAATCTGTTCATCGGCAAGATCTTGATACAGTGTCTGCTCTCCAGCATCTCCTGCATAATAAGTTGGGAAGTAGGGACTAGTAGGCATTTTATCCGATCATATCCATTGGTGGTTCTGCATATTTGCTGAGGACTTCACCTTCGATCATCCTAAGATCAGACTGACCATCTTCAAATATCTGTCTACCATTTAGTGTTACACCACCTGGTAATTTGACATCATTATATTTAATCAGATTCTGACCCCACTGCTTTTTCATCATAGCAGTAGCATATCTTTTAACAAACATATCATTATACATCTCAGTAGCATCAGTTGGATCTAACATCCTATGACACTCAATCAATAAGTTCATGTCCTGTTGAAGGAAATCCTTATCAATATCTAAGTATAAACGATCACGACGTTGATTAAATCTAAACTGTTGGAAGGAACCATTATTTAAAACCATATCTAATGTTTCAAGATATTGCTTTGTCATATAATAGTTAAGAATATCAAGTGATCCAAATGCATATAAGTCATTCAAGAACATTCGATACTCTATACCAAAAAGATTGGAACGGATGGAGTTACCAACCATTCCAAAGACTTTACTAATACCAGTTACATGAGCTGGTATTGGAATATAATTTGTCGCTTCTTTCCAAGTGGTTGTAACAGCACCTTCTACTTTCGTAGAGTCTACCGTAGCTGCAAGACGAGTTTTATCATCCGCAGTTATTTCATGTCGTAAATAAGTACGCTCCATGCCATTATAACAATTCTCGTTAAAGAACTGAAACGTGTCATCAATTACGTTATTTACTTGCTCATCATCAATGTTTACCTGTAGCACAGGTTCACCTAATTGCCTCTTGCAGTACGTAATAAGTTCTGCCTTAGTGGTAGGTGTTGCCATTCTTAACCCATAGTACCTTCCTTTTTATTTAGGAAGGTGCTACTTCAGGTGTTACTGGAGGTGCTTCTGCTGCTGCTTCGCCTTCTCCTTCTCCTTCTAAAAGACCTAGTGTCTCTAGTCCACCAGTTAACTTTAATTTATATTCTCTTGCCTTTGCAAGATTCTCTTCGAGTTCTCTAATTTGAACTTCAGTCTTTTCGATCTGTTCAGTGAAGTTCTTTTTCAATTGTGCTGGATCCATATCTAATCAGGGTGTAAAGTTATAGTTTATCACAAATCTGGAATTTTGTGTAGGCTTGCTGCTTGCGTGAAAACGTAGACCATCAAAGAATACACAACGTCCCTTCTTTGGTGAGACAGTAGTATTTATACCATATTCACCAACGGGATCTCCATACATCTTCTCACTAAAGTACGTATCTCCGTCACTGTCATTCACATAATAAAGACATACATTATGAAAATCTGGTATGTCAACATGCATCTGATCATACTCATGCTCTCTAACTCCAGGTGTTTGTAGAAAACATCTTGCACGTAACACCTTTGATATATTTAATTTTGCATTATCACATGCTTCATATACAAGTGGTAATAACATACCACTGAAATCACTACATGATTCTCCATCTAAAATAAACATATGAGAGAATCCTATCAGTTGATGATCACCATCTTCTACTAGGTTATCATGATAGACCCATCTAAAGTCGGTATTAAATCTAAGAGTATCCTCTACTGTATTTTGATATGATTTATCAATACAGTTATCAATAATGCTCTTCATCTGGTCCCTCCACTGCCCATGTGATATTTCCTGCAACAGTTATTCTTTCTTTATCACTGGTATAGTAAGGATATACAGCATGATTAGTAGTAGCAGGAAATAAAAGCATACTACCATTCCATGAATTATCTACTGGTAATACTTCTGCTTCTAATTGGAATGCACCATTACTTCTATGTGCATCCCTCTCATCAGGACCATAAGGTATATCAATGAAGATAGCAAAACTAGCAATACCAGCATGATTATGCATAGGATTATATTCACCTTTCTTCTGATAGTTTACCCATAGATTATGAAGTTTCATAAATCTAGTTGGATCTGGGGTACTGTTAAATTCCCAAGGACATGTTAGATATATCTCATTCCATAATTTTGCAGCATTATTTAAAAGATATTGTTCTAATCCTGGACATTCATACTTATGTTCATTTAAACCAGATTGTTGATTTAATGCTCCAGCAAGTCTCCAATTAAAATTCCATACTTGATCATCCCTTCTCTTCTCACAATAAGCATAAAGATCTTTATAGATATTCTCTGGCAACTTCTCTGCTATAAATGTTAAATTTGATTGAGTATGTAGATTATCCATAATACAAATCCGCGCTTAGTGAGTAACGTTTTTCTTCATCCATTCCTCTACCAGGAATATGAGGAAGATTAGATGGAAATATAAACCAAGTCAACATCTTCTTTGGTAAATTATATGATCTTCCACCTGGCAATGGAAACATTGTAGTTCCAGATGATTTAGTAAATCGTAAGAACATTATACCAGATAAAGTATATGGGTTCTCACTATTGTGAGCGTGCATGTAAGGTTCTTTTGGATTACCTTGCCAATCAACATACACCCAAGAATTTACTTTGTAATCAAATACATCCATATCCCAATATCTAGAACATGAATCATAGAATGACCATTTTAATTTTTTAAATACTGAAAGTTCAAAATCTAAAAAATTATCTTCTGTCTTAGCAACAATAGGATTATCTTGATACTTTATACCATCAATAAAATCTATCAGAGTATCTAACTCTTCATGATCTATCTGACATGGATATTCTTTAATACCTAGTACCATTTTCTAGTTGTCTGACTTATTATTTGAGCATGGATCTTAGGATCACAAAAGGAAAATGCAATGGTTGTTCTTATATCATTCCCAATTAAATCATTGGGAGGATGTCCTTTGTGTTCCCAATTAGAAGGAATGAATGCACCTGTATTTGGCATGTATGGTGTGTAATGATAGACACCATCAGGACTCTGAGCAACAAACTCACCACCCCATTCTATATTCCAATAGTGTTGATTGAAATAGATAAATGTCCACACATCATCTTCCTGAAAATCTCTATGGAATACTGTGTTCTGTCCAGCAGTTTGACCATTAACATGTATCTTACATAATTTCAATGGTCTTCTAAGATGTTTCATCATCTTCAATTTAACTGTAGTAGCACACTTCTCAAAAATTAGATCTGTTCTTAATGGATGCTGCCACGATATAGGATCACCTTTTCCATAAGATGCATTGTTATACGTCCATGTTGCAAGACAATTGATAGCAGGAGCCTTACGATCAAAGTAAGGATATAATGCATCTATTTCATTTCTTGGCAAAACATTATGTATTACTATTGGTCTATTCATGCTGCCCACCATAACCATCCTGTAATAATATATTTCTCATGTTCCTCAGATATTTGTCCTCTGTGCTTATGAGTTAATCCAGCAGGAAATAAAACTGTATTACCTTTTAATGCTCTAACAGTATAGTCTTGATAATAGAATTCTGTACCACCATTAGGAACATCATTTAGATATGTAATAAACACAAATGCTCTATCACATCCATCTAAACCAGAAGCATCTACATGCCATGTATAAAAACCATCTCCAGGTTTATAGTATTGAATCTGTGGTAGATGTTTCATTGTAAACTCTTGATTCTCTATTTTCAAATCCTTAAGATATGAAGCAATAAATCCATCCAATTCATCTGCATACTTATCGTATTTAAAATCATCGGGTCTACCAAGACTACCTCCTTCACCTAACATAAAGTCTTTACTCTTCTTTATATCAGGTATAATACTTCCTCCACCAACTCTACCAGCATATGTAAGTTCATTCTTATCAGCTTTCCAAAATAGATCTATGAGACTATCACAGATACTGAGGTCTTTCAATTGATATTCTTTTATGAAAGTCATTTGTATGCTGGCCCTTGCGTCCATCCTACTAATGATTTCCTAACACCAGAAGTGACTTCTCTCACTCTGTGTGGTGTATCAGCATGAAATAGTATGATGTCTTTCTTTTTCAATTCTACTATATGTTTTTCATTTGTAAAAATCTCAAACTCTCCTCCTTCAAATTCATCATTCAATAAGACAGTAAAACTAATCTTTCTCACCCTACCATTTTGTCTTTTACCAGGAGACCAATTTGATTCATCAATATGCCAATCGTAGAAATCTCCTTTATCATACAATGTATTCTGAAGTGGTTCAATAAAATCAATATCAAAATTCCATTCTGCTTTTGAATTAGCAAATCTAACTAATCCATCTACCATTGGATATACAGCATCATCATCTATCCAACAAGACTTTGATTCTCTATCTGGATGATCCTCACTATTATATCTTTCTCCATCCCATTGCTCAGTCTTACATCTCTCATAATCATCATACTTTTCAATTGCTTTTTCTAGCTGTGGGAAAAAGTCGTCATCTAAATGTACAATTAGATAACTATGTCTGAAACAATTCATTTTTTACAAACCATAAT